CCACCGATAACCGCATTTGTTTTGTAGTCTACAATTGCACCGTGTAAAGGTGAACTGTAATACATTTGATTAAGGATTTCAGGGTAAAGGTTATCCGAACCAAAAGGAATGTACCCAGCGACCTGATAACGTCCATTTACATAAGGTAAGGCAAGATTTGCATTACCAACTCGAGCAAATGGAGTAGAAAAACTATGATAGCCTTCAACAACTTCAACACCTTGTTTTTCACTTTTAGAAAATATATTGTACCATGCCATAATTAGTCGTAAATTGAATTTATAATAGAACCTGAAACAACCATTCGCCCTTCTTCGATAACAATTCCTGTTGTGTCTATAATTGCAACGGGTGGGATTACCGATTCATAAACCGAATATGAGTATTGACCTTTGATTAGTTCAACGTCAACGGGTTCATCTAATAAAAATTGATTGTATCGTTCCGGATAAGCTGAAACATCCGAAGATGTATATAAAATAGGTTCGCTTTCGGTGTTCATTTCGTTTTGAAACACAAATAAATAATAAGGATTTGTTAAGGTGCTAACCTCTGAAAGTGTTAACACAATATTGTTTACTTCGTCTTTATTTATATATATCACAACTATATTAACTTAGTACGTCTTTTTGTTTAAAAAAAAAGCACCCCGAAGGATGCTCATTCTCTTGGAGAAGATAGGATTAAATAACCGCTAATACCGCAGCTTCAGTAACCTCATAAGATAAAAACTCATTTTCCGAAGTCAAAGAAACGGAATATTTAGAACCATCCGCACGGGCAGTTCCTGAACCTTCACCTGTTGCAGTTAATTGCATAAAGGGAAAATACCAATATTTACCGTTTGCATCTAAAACGATTGCGTTTAAATACTGTTGACCAGCACCTAAAACTTTTATCGCTTGTGACTTAGTTTGGTCACGACGATGGAACATCAAAGTAATTACTTGAGTATAATAAGAAGAACCGTTAACTAAATCAATTGCAGCTTCTTCAGTATAAGAACCCGTGTTTCTACGAATTTCGAATTCTGTATAAGGTGTTGGTGTTACTAAATTAATTGCATCAATAGTCCACGTTAATGTTGGGTCTAAGCTAATTGTATCTATCTCATCTTGTTGGTTTATCCACACTTTGTAGATACCACCGGAATTGTTGTCACACGACTTTACAATTCCTTCTAATGCTTCACATGACATAATTTATATATTTTTTTTAGTTTATAAAATAGGGGGTTTTTACACCCCCTTTATTTTTAATTAGTCAAAACAAGCAGACCAAACAGCAATTTGGCTTGGGTTCGTATGAAAGAAACCAGCTTTTACATTCGCACGAGTACGGATATAAGGTTCTGCAACCGTATCTGTTAAGTTAACAGCTTTCAACGCTTTAGAATCACCTTCAGCATCAAACGCATAAATCATATCAGTTTGCAAAGAAGCAACGATTGTATTATCAGGCATACCCTCACAAACAACAACTTTAATTCCTAAGTAAGTCATTTGCAATGGAGCAGAAACATAAGTTAATGTATTACCTGAAGCAGCAGCAAGTTCATAAGCAGAAGCAACATTTGAAGAAACACGGATTCTTAAATCTGTTTTCTTAAACCTTACCGATGCAGGTAAACCACTAACAACTGAATTCATTGTAGCAAGTACATTTGTAGAATCAACAGCACCACCGCTTGAATAAGCTAAATCGCCATCAGCACAAAGTTTTTTCAAGTGACCATCACAAAGAGCAAGTAAAGGGTTTTCGCTTTCTGTGTCACCTTGCCATCTGATTAATTCGATGTCTTCTTCAATTTGTTTTGCCATTTCACCCCAGTAGTAGTTCATAAATGCAGGGACAGAAAAGTCACCGTTTGAACCTTGAGTCATTTGCAAAGCAACAAAAGACTGCTCTAAATCAAACTGACAAATTTGTGCCATTGCACTGAATGCACAAACCTCGATATCGATTGCATCCAAAGTGTCCGTAGGCGCTTCAAAGTTACACGTTGACGCTTTAAGGATTGAACCAAAAGCAACATTAGCTAATTTCGTTTTTGATTTAATACCCGGTAATGCTCGGTAAGTATCCGCAACATCAGCTGTTAAATAAGCTCTTGAATAGAACTCGTTAGGATTTGGACACAACAAAGCGTTGTTTTCGATATCCAAGTCAAATTTTAATTTTCTTTCCATTTTTATTTGTATTTGATTTTAATTAATTACTTAGTTTAGTTAATGCGCTGAACTTATCAGCAATACTCAATTTTACATCCGATTTCATTTCTGTTTCCACGGTTGTTTCTGACATCATATCTTCCATTTGAGATTTCAAATCGGCGATAATTTTTAATAGGTTGTTAACCTGCTCTTCAATTACAGGTGAAACAATTGCTAAAACAGCTTCAGCGTCCGTTGTTATGTCAACAGCCATTTCAGCTTCTTCAGGTTCAGGTTGCTCATCAATAGGCTCGGTTTCGGTTGTTACCTCTTCTTCGACTACCGTGTCGCTTTCCATTGCCACGTCTTCGGTTGGTGCGTCTTTTATCTCGATAATCTCACCGCCTTTTACAACGTAGATTTTACCTTCGATAAGGTGTTCACCGTCTGGTAATTTGTTCATATTATATTTATTTATTTGATTACTTAATTTTAACCCTAAAAACCCCTCAATTGAAAACCCGATTTGTTCGTTTTTTACTAACTCATTATAATAATCTTGGTCAGTAATTTGCGCCGTTAACATCAAAGTTCCTTTAGGTACTTCAATACCAAACGTGCTAAATGCTTTGTCTTCTTTTGGGTTATCTACTATCCACGATTCAAGAATATATGCAGGAACTTGTTGTGATTGGTCGTGTTCTAAATTAAAGATATCACGATTCTTTAAATCTTGCATAAACTTTGAATGTATCTGCTCGATTGTTTCAGCGGTAAATTGAACGTAGTATTCGCCTGTTTCATCATCACGTCTATAAATCTCCATTGGAATCATAGCGGGAGCGGTAACACGATATTTCAAGTCATCTGCAAATAACAATTTTACATCTTGATTAAATGCCATTCCTTTAACCTTAATAGCCGGGTTTGAAGTGAAAGCGATTTGCTCGATTCCTAAATCTTCGCCATCTGAATATTCAGGTTCAATGGTAATTTTGTAAATAGGTAAATCCTTTGTCATCTCACTATATTAAATATTATTTATATTTGTTCAAAAATTATAAATATGATTGAAGTTTTAGGTAGGCAAATCGCCAACAAAATGAATGAAATTAATATCGAGGAATTCGAAAAGATTTCAGCTATCCATAACAACCCCGAATTTGATAACATTGAAAAACAAATTAAAGTTTTTGAAGTTGTCGGAATCGAAGAAGATGAGTGGGAGGATTTTAAATACTTTGTTGAAAAGACAAAAGAATTTAATACGGATAATTACGAAAATAAAGAACCCGTTACAAGTTTAGAAATTGACGGATTTACTTATAATGCCGAAATGCGTTTATCGGTAAAAGATACTAAGCTAATCGAAAAGATAATTACCAAAGAAAACAAACATTCGGTTTCTGACGTTATGGCTTTGTTATTTAAGCGAAGTGACCTTTCTAAAACTGAACACTACGACAACGCGCACCTTAAACATAAATCAAAACTCTTTAGATTACAAGCCGCTGAAATTGCAATTCCTTATTTAAACTTTGTAACTCAAACAATATCCAGCCATGCTCAAAAACAAGCTGCCGAAAGCGTGGAATCAAATAACGATTGAATCCTTTATAGAACTAAGAACCCTATCCGATGAAGATGGGGTTTTTAATTATCAAATAGATGTACTTTGTACGTTATTAGATTGCTATCCTGAAGATTTGGACGATATAACAATCGAAGAACTTGAAGATTTATTGATGGAAGTTAAGTTTATTAAAGATGAACCGCCTAAAAACTACAAAAAAGAAATCGGTGTTTATAAATTAAAACCATTTAATAAAATTACACTCGGTGAATTTATAAGTTTGGAATCTTATTTCTCGGATAACTACATTGAAAAGTTGCTTAATATCGTTGCAATTCTTTACAGGCGGGTTCGTGTTAATGAATACGGCGATAACGTCTTAGAAACCTATAATTATCATTCTAATGATCGCTTAGATTGGTTTTTGGATTTTGCTGTAACTGATGTTTACGGGTTACTACCTGAATATATTAAATTTCGTGAGGATATTATCGACCAATATAAAAACCTAATGTCGGAATCTTATGAAGATGACTTCGAAACCGATTCAACTTTAGACGCTGAAGAACAAAAAGAAATTGAAGAAGAAAAGAAACAAAAAAAATGGGCTTGGGAGCAGCTTATTTGGTCACTATGCAACGAAGATTTAACTAAGTTTCACGCTGTTTGTGAACTACCTTTAATTTTGGTGTTTAACTTTTTAGGAATGAAGAAAGAATTAAGCGTTTAGTATTC